AGGTCCGAGGTGCCCGAGATGTAGCTACCTATGAGAAGGGTTCCAAATTTCTCCGGCTGTTCTACTGCTCGGAACGCGAGGTCCTTGAGCATCACCGTACCGACCGCAGATTTGTGGAAGGCAGTAGCAACAGTGTTACGGAAGTCACCGCTATACGTGTTGTTTTCCCCGGTGACGCCGGCGTAGTTGTCGCCAAGCGAGGTCGAGTTCATGTGATTCGACTTGTGGATCGAGAAGCCAGCCAGAGGAGGCAGGTCCGCGGTCTGGATCGAACCGCCGCCGCCCCAGTCACGGTTCAGCATGTAGTTGCCGGTGGACTGGAACAGGAGGTAGAACTGGGCAGGGCCGAGGACGAGGGCACGACCGTCCTTGGGGACGTTACCGACGTCGAAGGTTTCAGCCGCATCCCAGATCAGCTTGATGAGCGTGTCGGCATTGGTCGCAGCGTTAGCGTTCTCGCTGACACGGTCAGTCGGGGTGGTCGTGTCAGCCGCACCGAAGTCGGGGGTTGCACGGGCCGCGAGGATGATGGAGCGGAGGATGTTCACGTCCCGCTTCTCAGCCAGGGCGTGACCCATCTGACGGGAGTACTCACCACGGACACCGTAGTGGTTCTTCAGCTCGTCAATCTCGTTGACGAAGATGTCGGACTCGACACGTTCATCCACCGAGATGATCTTCTCGGTGTGCTGGACGTTGTTGGTACCGACGATCTCAGTGCCAGCGACGTGGTACTGAGCGGCAGTCTTCCAGGTCGTAGGGAAGCTAGCAGACTTGCCGTGGGAGATGGACTTAACCATCGTGAGAGGCCGCATGATGTTCGCTTCGAGGAACGCGGCGTGGAGTTCGGTCAGGTACAGTTGCTCGAACAGTGCATCAACAGCACCAGTACCGAGGTCCTGACCAATACGGTTAGCAGTAGCGTCAGCCATTGCATTGGGTCCTTATGTTGGAGTAGTGAAGTCTCCCAAGCACAAGGGGCTCATCTCGATTAGTCCTGTCATCAACAGCGAGGTGTCCGGGTTGTCCCCCGCAGGGGGCCCGGGCTCACCAGGATCAGGTCAGGACTCCGGAGAGCCCCTAAGGGAGATGAAGGCACGCGACCCGGTTCCCCAGGTCGGTGCGAGCTTTAAGCCGGCTAAGCTCTAGCTAGGCCTCAGTCTTCTTGACCGAGGGCTTACGTTTCTGTTTCGCTTCCAGTTCCGCGAGGCGTTTCGCCTTGCTCGCGTCCCAGTCCAGTTCGGCGTCGAGGTTCCGTTGAATAACGGCCTGGACATCCTTGATGGTCAGTTGGTCGTGCTTGACGTTCACGGCCTTCTGGAGCTGCTTGATGATCGTCATGGCAACTTGTGCCCCGGTGATGATGGTCTGCACGTCGCTCATGCGTTTGGTTCCTTAGGCCTCTGGGCCTCTATCCGGATCTTCCGGAAGGTCTCGAAGTTGTCGTAGAACAGGCTTTCAGATTCCGTAGGATCCTCACCCTCATCGAGAGCGTCCTTCCACATCCGAAGGGCCGCACCCGTCAGGTTGATCGCGGCATCGATGTCGTCGTAGTTGGAGGGGTCGATGAGGCCTGCGTTGTTCAGGGTGACGAGGGTCTTGATGGCCGTGGCCCGTGCCTCGCCCGCAATGACGAAGGCCTTGTAGCCGTTGGGGTCCTCAGGAGTCGAGGCACACCCGGTCATCTGGGCGGAGCCCATGAGTAGGAGCACGGAGACCATGAGGCCCACTAGGATCCGCAGGGGATCCGGGGTCTTAGTCGATGTCATCTTTGTTCTGTTCCTTAGCCGCTGCGGTGACAATACCCGCGGCCAGTTCAACCACCTTGTAGAACTTGGCGAAGGCCTGGTTGTCCTTAGGGGTCGGGGTGATGTTGACGATAGCCAGGGCCAGTGCGTGTAGGCCGAGGAGGACGGTCACGCCCTGCTGGATGATGTCGGTGTCCATTAGCGACTCCTTAGGTTCACAGAGGCAGCGAGACGTTGCTCGACCTCTCGGCGGTATGCCGGGTTGTTCTGGTACTCAGGGTTGCGGACGGCGGCTGTGGCTTCTTCCTGAGACTCGAAGGCCTTAGCGGAGGAGCTGACGGCACGCCGGCCTGACAGATGCGTTGGAGGGGCAGAGCCCACCGCGGCGACGTATTGAGCCTCGAGGCCCCGGACGGCCAGCTTGATCTGGGCGGTGTCTCCGGAGTTGGCGACGGCGTCGAAGGCCTGGATCTCGTCAGGGCTGAGGTTCTCCCGGGCCCACTCGATGCGTGCCTGGTATTCCTCTTGGCCCCCTACGAGGTCGTAGATGTCTTGGGTGGCCTTGTCCGCTTGAGCCTTCTGAGCCTGGAGGTAGAGGTCAAGAGCTTCCTCACCAACCCCGAGGGGCTTGAGTTGCTCAAGGATCTTCTCCTTGTCTTCGGCTGGGATCTCGCCGGTTTGGTCGTAGGTTTCCCGTAGCTTGTCGATGTCCAGACCGGCTGCATCCACGACGTCTTCCGCGGTGGTGTCTTCCGGCTTGGGGTCTTCGGATTTCTCAGGGGTCTCTGGGGCAGGCTCATCCTTCGGGGCTTCCTCAGGTTCCTTGGGACCGCCCAGCTTCTTCTGAAGCTCGAGGTAGCTCTTGGCTAGGGCGGTGCCGTCGTCTCGGTACTGGCCCCGCTCTTCGTCCCAGAACTTCTCAGTCCCGGGGAGCGGTTTGTTCTCTTCGACGGCGGACTTGACCTCAGGGTCAATACCCTGGGCCTCTTCAACTGGTACTTCAGTGCTCATGCTTTATCCTTGTGGTTGCTGCTGTGCTTGTGTCTGTGCCATTGCACCGGCCTGCTGGATCGCTTGGGGACCCAGCTTCTCGATCATGGCCTGCTGCTGTGCCTGCTGCTGCTCGGCTGCAACTTCCTGGGGGTCCTTCAGGAGCCCGGTGGGATCGAGACCAACGGCCTTGAACACTCGGTTCAAGTACTCGGTGCCGTTGATGTAAGGGAACAGCTCTGGCTGGAGAGGCTGGGGGATCGCTGCGATGGCGACCTGGAGTCGCTGCAGGTCCTGGCCTCGACCGAGGGCGTCAAGACCCGTGAGGATCTTGATGGTTACGGTTTCTTCAGGGAGCTTGGGAATCTTCTTCTGCTTGCCCAGGCGTGCTAGGAGCCGGCGGACCAGAGGCTTCTGGAACTCGTCACCCAGCAGCGAGTAGATACCACCGAGGGCGGCTTCCAGCTCGTTCGCCATGATGCGAATCTCCTCAGCCGTCACCCGCTCAGATTGTCGCTGGACGGAGGACACCATGAGGAACGCGGAGCGGAGGGAGGACTGGATGTCCCGGATGGTCTCCGAGGCGATCCGGAGGTCCATGGCCTTCTCGGATTGGAGGGCCTTGACTTCCTCAGGATTCCCCGCGATGTACGCACCGTTCTCGGCGGACTCGAGGTCCTGGGGTTTCGTGAAGCCACCGGGGTTCACCAGGTAGACAATACGAGAGGCCACTGCCGAGCCCTGCACCACTGACTTCGTCAGCTCCTCAAGGGAGATGATGTCGCCTAGGTACTCCTCGACATAGGATCGACCGTAGTCTTCCTTGTCGATGCGGGACCAACGCAGGGCGTTGTACGGGAAGTTGTCTTCGGTGTATGTACCGCGGGAGTCAGCCAGCTCGACGCCGTTGACTTCCTGGAACACCACCCACTTGCTCTTCTCGTAGTCCCACGAGGCGTAGGTGTAGAGGTCCAGCTCAGAGTCTTCCTCTTTGGTCTTACTGAAGTCCCGGCATTGCAGGGCCTGCTCACCCGTGAGGTCGTCGTAGCTGATGCACTCCTTGATGATGAGTTCAGTCAGCCGGTCGAGGCCGTCCCTCTTGAGCACGAAGGCGTCGAGGGCATGAACTCGTGAGTCCTCCCCGTTCTCCTCGAGCACGACGTTGCCGGCGATGATGAGGTGACGGAACAGCTCGTAGGCCTTGGGCCTCAGGGAGATGGCCTCCACCTCGTCCGAAGCGATCAGCTCCGTGCGGGCAAGCTGGGACTCTACGAGACCCTTGAGGTTGTCCGCCCCGCTGCCCGGGGGTGCCGGGATCTGAGCCGCCTGCTCAGCCGCCATGCGGTCCATGGAGAGCTTGAAGAAGGGGGACCCAGGAGGTAGCAGGGTTGTGAGGAGCTTAGCCGCCAGCGTGTTGACGGCCTGAGCTGGGAGTGCCGAGTAGGGGGTAACGAACCGTGTGCTCTGAGTGGTGCCCTCCTCAGGCATAATCATGGGGAGGGTGTACTTGGCACACTCGCGTGCCCGGTCGAGGTAACACGACCGCTCCTTAGAGAGCTGGTCGTATCGCCCCCGGGCGGTCGTAGGGGTGTGCATTAGCTAGGTACGTTGACGCCCGTGCCGCCAGCGGGGGTGCTGAGGCCGGTGTTGCCTGATCGGTTGATGGTCAGGGGGTTACGCTTCCGCTTCCGGGAGGCCTTGTCGGTCTTGAGGACCGCAGTGGCCTGGGGAGTCACGGGAGGGGCCGGAGGTGGAGGAGGGGTGACAACCTCGGGGGCCTGGATTGCAGGCATCTTCGGCTTGTTACACATTATGGGGATCCTCTTGCTGTCGTCGGGTGAGCTGGTCTCGTAGCCATTCGACAACATGCCGCTGGCCTGCCCTGAACATGATTTCGTTGGTGGTGTCGGAGGGTCTCACGGGCTTCTGGGGGAAGGATTCCTCCAGGAACTCCACGAGTTTCTCGCTGATCTGAGGGGTATTCATAGTTCTTCAGGGTTCTAAGGTGTACCCTTTGACTTTCATTCTTGGGGACACGAGAATATGGGAGAACGTAAGTCCATGTAGTCCCAGACTTTAAGTCCTAAATTAAGGGCCAGCCTTAGTTCAGCCTTGGCCCCACGACTGTACGCCCAGCCCGGGAGGAGCACGATGGAGTCGCATTTCTCCTCGATGACCCTCAGGTCCTGCTGGAGTACCTCCTGCCAGAGGTCCTCAGGAAGCACGCGGTCCTTCGCGTACTCCCGGACCTGGGGGCCGTCATGTTCTGCGGGGTTCCAGACCGCGTAACCCTGGGACCTCAGCCACGCCGCGGCCTCCGTGAAGGCCCGGTTGTTGAAGTTCGCGTAGCCGGTCATGGGACCGGAGAGGTAGGTGTACTTACTCATCAGGGTCCGCAGGCATGTCCCACTCAGGCAGGTAGTTCGGCCAGTCGATGAGCGTGGCCGGCAGTCGGTTACGACGCACCATCTCCTCGGTGTGGATGATGAACATGAGGTTGGT